GTACCGACAAATTTTGGGAATACGGTGGTTTTGCGGAAAAATATGGAACGAGTGAGGATTTCTTCCTATCTCAAAAATATGATATTAAAAAGTTCAAACTAATGAATCATTATTTTGGCCAAGATAGTAGAAGATTTGAAAAAATGGGATACTTTGGTATGGCATGGTATCTTATTAAAAATTTTTGGAATAGAAACAATGAAAAATATTGGAATAGTGTAGATTATTCAAAATATTGGAAATAAAGGAAACATATGACAACAAGAACAATAACAGCGGAGTGTAGTAGCTGCGAATCCAGTTACGATGTAATTTTTATGGAAGAACTAGTATCAGAAGAATTACCTGAGTTTTGCCCGTTTTGCGGCGAAACGATTGATTCATTATCCGAAGACGAATATATAGAGGATGATGAACTCAATGATGATGAAAAATGGGACTGAACTGGACATATAAAGACAAAGAATTTACAGAAGAATTGATTGGTGACAATTATGGTTTTGTGTATCTTATAACCAACGATGTAACAAATAAAAAATACATTGGTAAGAAGTTTTTCTATTCCTCAAAGACTAGGCAAGTGAAAGGTAAGAAGAAACGATTCAAAGTTTCCTCTGATTGGCAAACTTATTACGGTAGTAACGAGGAATTGAAAAAAGATGTTATAATACACGGACTAGATTCGTTTAGCCGAGAAATTATACATCTATGCAAAAGCAAAGGTGAGTGTGGTTATCTTGAAGCAAAAGAACAGTTTGTAAATGGTGCTCTGGAGACAGATGATTATTACAATTCTTGGATTATGGTTAGAGTAAGAAAATCACACATTAAAGGATTACAATGTTAGATTATTTGAAGGAGGTTGGTGGGGAATTTGATGCTTTATTTTTTCTACCAATGGAAGAAGAAGATAGTATCAACATTATGACTAACAAATATAAAAATCCAGGACAACCAATAAAAGGAAACATAATTGGCGATTGGTGGCACATTTTGTTGTTTAAATGCAACGAAGAAAATGGCCAAGTCGAGGACCTTGATATCTTTGATGCCATATTTGCCGATCCTAGGGAATACATATCCGGACTGATTCCGCAAGGTTGGTATGGTTTAATTGCAAAGAAAACCACAACCTCCCACAATTTTTTAGATGATGCTATTGACAAGTTCAAGTCAATGATGTAAAATATGGATATCTAAACTGAAAGTTTGTTATGATTCTCGTTGACTTAAATCAAGTATTACTATCTGGCCTAATGGCTCAAATATCCAATGGAAAAAAATCCATGTATGGTAAAACATTCACATTGGATGAATCTCTTATCAGACATATGGTCCTGATGATACTCAAAACTCACCTAAAGAACTTCCGAGAAGAATATGGTGAAGTAGTACTCTGTTGTGACAACCGCAAGTATTGGCGCAAGGATTTCTTTCCTTTCTACAAAGCCGGCCGCAAAAAAACAAGAGAGAAGTCAGACTTAGATTGGCATCTAATCTTTGATATGCTTTCCAAATTCAAACAAGAACTCAGAGATAACTTTCCCTATAAAGTTATTGATGTTGAAGGTGCAGAAGCCGATGATATCATTGGTACACTTGTACCTCGACATATTATGCATGAAAATATTGTTATTATCTCCAGCGATGGTGATTTCTTGCAATTACAAATGTATAATGGTAGAAGTGACTTTACTGTTAAGCAATACAATCCTGCTCAAAAGAAATTTATCGTTTCTGAAAATCCACTTGATGAATTGAAAGAAAAAATCATTCATGGTGATAAAGGTGATGGCATTCCAAATATTATTTCACCGAGTGACACATTTGTGCGTGAGATTCGTCAGAAGGTTATGACAGAATCCAAACTTACAAAATTCATGGGTCAAGACTATAGTGAATATGATGATGAAAACGCACGTATTGGTTTTTCACGCAACCAGACGTTGATTGACCTAAGAAATATACCAGGTGATATACAGACTAAAATTATAAATACTTATGAAGAAACCAAACCAGCACCTAAAGGTAAGATACTGGATTATTTAATTACAAACAAACTGAAAAGTTTAATAGATGTTATTGGGGAATTTTAATGAAATCGCTATATGAAGTTTTTGATGAATTTGAACTGGCTAAGAATAAAAAAGAAAGAATGGATGTAATTTCTAAAAATCTTTCACAGTCATTGGTTGATGTATTGAAATTGGCTTATCATCCAGACATTCAATGGAAAATTAAAGAACTGCCAGAAAATTATCGTATACCAACAGATATGTTACCTGGTATTACACATGATAATATTAATGGACAAATACGTAGAATGTATATGTTCAGAGTTGGTGATCCAACCGCAGAAAAATTAAATGAACACCGTAGAAATGAATTACTAATTCAAATGTTAGAATCAATTGAACCACGGGAAGCAGAAGTTATATTGGGTATCTTCCAAAAAGATTTGGGAGTAAAAGGGTTAGACTATAAATTTGTAAAAGAGGCATTTCCAGACATGTTGCCATGATAAAAAAAGAGAACCTCATTGTCTTATCAGGTGAATTCGATTACATAACTTATAATGATTTTAAATTATTAAAAACTTGCAAATCTAAATGTGATTGGCTTGTTGTAGGAGTTCATTCTGACTCCTATATGGAGTTATGTCGAAATAGGACAAAAAGTACATTCGAACAAAGAAAAGAATTTGTAGAGAGTATTTCTCATGTTGATGAGGTGTTTGCTTTTAATGATTTTGATGGAACCTGCTGTAATTTACTAAAACTTATAAAACTATGTTATCCCGCATCCAATATAATCTATGTTTCAGAAACAAACGTAGAGGATATGCCAGAAGCTCGTATTCGTGGCATCACATTCACAACATTTGAAATTATTAATCAAGGAGTTTAATTAAAGTGTCTAAATTTTCTGGAAAGTTTCGCAACCAGCGAGACTATGATGATGAGAAGTATTTCCAAGAGGAAAACAGAAACAAAAAACGTCAGAAGCAACAACGAAAACAAAAGTACTACGATGAGTATGAGTCTTTTGAATCCAATCAAAGATATAACAAATCCCAAAAAATTAATTACTGATGTTGTAAATTAACAACACTACTATTGACACTCTTTGATGGATGGTGTATAATACAACCATTGTTTAGGAGATTTTTATGATGATATATGTTCGAATCGCAAAGTCCAAGAAAAAACTAGGACCAAAAGCTGTGCGTGAACAATACGATGCGTGGTTGAAATCACACCAAACATCGAAACCCATCAAATCCACAAGCAATCAACTAATATATAAGTTGTCGGCACCTGCCGGCCGTGAAACTGTGCATTATCCGTCATTAAATACAGGTAATGGTGTCGCTACTAAAGCAACACCGAAGGTTTACACTGGCACAAAAGTGATGGGAATTGCAACAATGCACAAATCAAACGCTGTTCCTGTGTTTAACAGTCAGGAAGCTGTAGAAATTTCAAAAATGAGGCGCTAAAATGAGTAAGAAAATGAGTTTTGTTGTAAAATTACAACGTCCTGTGTGTCGTACACCAATCAAGCCTGTACAAGCACACAAGAATGTCGTAAAATACAGTCGTAAAGATGAGAAAAAGACAATTTTGTCGCAAATTGCTGTTGTAGGAGACTAAAATGTCGCAAAACACTGAGCTAAAACAAGAACCGCAAGAACCTATTGACTGGAAATTGCTAGATGAAGTTGTCCGTAAGTGGGCAGTACTATCAGGACATGAAGATGACCAAGATTGGTACAGGAAAATGAAGGAATATTATGAGTAAGAGATATATTATTGATTTGCAAGAAGCGAATGACGGCACCGGCGATGCAATCTTACAATTTCCTGATGAATTGCTTGCTGAAACAGGCTGGAAAGAAGGCACTGTGTTAAATATGAGAGTTGAAGAAACTCCAACAGGCAACGTTATTATTATGACTGAGAAAAAATAATGGAATTACTTGAATCAAAATCACTTTTAGCTAAATTGATGGCAACCGAGAACCTTGTTGTTGAACAACGTCCTGTACCAACAGCATCTTTTGACGTTAAGAATCGGATTTTGACACTTCCGGTACTAGACAAAAATATCTCTAGTGCTCTTTATGACCTTTTTACAGGACATGAAGTTGGCCATGCTCTCTATACGCCTATGGATGGTATGTTGAAAGCAAGAGATGAAAAGGTTATCAGAGATGTATCTAATGTGGTTGAAGATTCCCGCATTGAACGCAAAATCAAATACAAATATCCAGGTCTCAAAAACTCCTTTGTTAAAGCTTATGGTGAGCTTATGAGTAGAGATTTCTTTGGTATCAAAGGAACAGATATCAACAAGATGAATTTTCTTGACCGCATTAACCTGCACTGCAAAGGCGGCGCAGCATTACGTATTGAATTCAATGATGAAGAACGTGGTTTGCTTAATGAAGTTGAAACCACCGAAACCTATGATGATGTTATTGATGTTTCGAAGAAAATTATCAAATACATGAAACGCAGATTAGAAGAAGAAGAACAAAAACGTGCTAAAGCTAAAGCTGAAAACAATGATGATGGTGAAGATGAAGACGAATCGGAATATGAAGAAGTTGATTTTGATGACCAAGGCAATTCAAAAGAACAAACTTTTGAAGATGGTGAAGATGTAG